CAACAATAGAAAGAAGGCCGCCGATCACATAAGTGCCAATACTAAACCATTTTTCATTTGATGCTGACGTTTTTGATTCTAATGCATTTGTTAATGTTTTGACGCTGTCCTTGATTTCAGATATTTCAGATTTCAATGATGTAAATTTTTCATCTACGTTCTGACTTACTGCATTTAGTTTATCATCTAAGTTTTCATATCGTAACGAACAAATTGCTACGTGGGAAGCCAATGATTCGGATTCAAGTTCTGTTGTATCTATTACGTTTCTATTCTCTGCCATTACTGAAATCCCCCGATCAATATAATTGCATATATAGAATATTTATGATAAGATAAAAGATTAAAATCTATACACAAAATGAAAGCTATTACCCACAACTTGACCCAATATGAACTTAAAGAATATTTAAGTTATGATCCACTGACAGGAAAATTTACTTGGCTTAAAGATAGGACTGGCGGCATAAAGACAGGTGATAACGCAGGTCACCTAGGTAATGATGGATATATTTCTATTCAGCTTTTTAAGAAAAGACATAAAGCTCACAGACTTGCTTGGTTATATATGACAGGGAATTGGCCGTCGGATCTATTGGATCATATAGACAGAAACAAGTCTAATAATATTTTTACGAATCTTCGTGAAGCCAACATCTCTCAGAATACTGCAAACGCAAAATCTAAAAATTCTAAATACGGTATGAAAAATATCCAATGGCACAAAAAGCATAACAAATGGATAGCAAACATTAGGATCAACGGGAAACTTAGGCATCTAGGTTATTTCGATGATGTAGAGGAGGCTAAACGGATTGTTGCTAAAGCTCGAACTGAATTCTTCGGTGAGTTTAGTTGCGAATAGTTGGTGCAAAATACACGTTTTTCATATCTTTTTTCGTTGTAAATACAGATTTTTGAAACGAAAATGATTCATTTAGCGATGTAATGATAGGGACACCATCAAAGTCATCTACTAGGCTTTGTAAAGGTATATTATTCACATCATATACATTTGCTGCTTCTACGCCGAACGTTAATGTCCAGACTGTTCCTGTTCCGCCGAACTCTGCTCCAAAGTCATAAAATGTTAAATCTTGATTAAGAAGTATTACTGAATTTTCTAAATAAATTGGTTGCGCTCTAAGTCCTATAATCTGAATTACTGTTTCCCAATTACGTTGTTGATTTCTACTCTTTTTCCAGACTGGTTCAGTTTCTAAAGTTTCACCTAGTAGATTTGTTTTCTTTATATTCTTAAATTGTCCTATGGTTCCTGTAGTTGAGATATCAACTAAGGTATGAAGCTTGATATAGGACAGGCCCTCTTGGATCATTTTCTATTACCGGTGAATTTCTTCATGCTTTTTCTATCTATTTCTTTTTGATAATCAATACGAGCACCTTTTGTATATTGCAATGGAGGACATTGATGATTGTGATGCGGATCACATATAGACAGCCAATCATCCATATTAATTGCATCTCTCATGATAGTATAGATGATACAATCGATAGTATCGTATCCTTGTATCTGTGCATATTCTAATCTACTACTGCCAGAATACACAGCCCATATTGATCCATCGTCATTCAGCGTATAATTTGGATCGTTATATTCTTTCATCCATTGGTCAGGTCCAAATTTGCAAATGATGATTGGATAATACATGCCATTGTTTTTAACTGCATGATGTATTTCATTATACGAGGCTTTCTGAACTTTATCAATAAGAGTTAATTTACTTATTTCTATAGTTGTTATTGCAGTAGAACGCCACTTAGAATTTAGGATGGTCATACTTCTTCCTTTAGAGTATTTACACTTAAGTTTTATCCTCTAAATACATTACTATGATCATTATTTGTGCTGGGGACTCTTTTACTGCAGGGGCAGAACTTTGGGAAGAAAAACACATACCCGGATACGTTTCTATGAGTTTTAGACAGGCCCTCGCCGAACAAATGGTAGAAACCAAAAGCGTAGATATATATAAAATAAAATTATCTTCAATAATAAAAACTGAACTATCTAGAAAGCCACTTCAAGAAATCATTGAAGATGTTAGCAATCTAAGAAAAAATTTTGTGTTTGACAGAACTCCGCAGCGCCAAGAATATTCATATTCAGGAATTATAAAAAACCTCCTTGGTTGCAAAGTTATCAATATAGGAATTTCCGGTGGATCTCAATTAGAAATATTGAGCAAGATAGTTTCCACTCTATATTCTCTCAGAAAAATTAATGCTGACGAGAAAATTATATTAATTGCACAACACACGTCCATGGGTCGTGCCTGGTTGGGCCAGAATAAAAATTCTAGCTTGGTATTGTCTAGTTCTCCAATGCATTTCAATGAATTATCTGACTTAGATTTTTATGAAATAAAACATATTCATATGAAATATAATACCGAAGAGTTTCAAAAAATAGAACACCACAACCAATTATTAACAATTATGAATATTTGTAGTAATTTAAATATACACCTCATTCAATTCTTTTCAATAAATGATTGTGAGTTAGATATAATCTCTAATGATAAATCATGCATCACTACTAATATGTCTAAAAAATTATTAAACCATTACGGTAGCAACAGATATTTGCTTCCCATGGGGCACTTTAATTGCGAATCTAATGAGATTATAGCGCATTGGTTAGTCCAAGAACTGAAAAAGCAGAACGTAATTTAAAATCACATTCTGCTTGTTTCATTAAACAAATTATAATATCAAAATTATGAGACCTGATACCATGTTTGATGAATATCTACATATAAAAACTTTCCAGCTAGATTTGTTCCGGAAGTAAAAGTAGACTCGAACGATACAGCCGTTACACCTCCTAACGCTAATCCAGAAAATGTGTATGAACCAGGTCCACCATAAATGGCCAATTCAAGTTCCTGGCCATCACCTGACGGTGTAGGGAAAACAATCGGCATTGTTAATGTCTGCGGGGATGATGGTACAATAATATACGAATTCAAATTTCCAGGAATTGTTCTTGTTGCGCCATCCGTTCCATTTGTATCTACATCATTATCAGAATTGAATTGCGGGGTCTGTGTGCTAAATGCAGTGGTTTGCACCGTTCCGTCAGGAAACACAATTCCAGCAGCATGAGAATTCATACTGATATATTGACCATCATTATGAATGTGCGCCCCAGTGACAGTACTGCTATAAACTGCTAAAGCGCCAGTAATTGTGCTGCTTCCACTCAACGGAACATAATTTGCTAAGTCTGAAGTTACTGCTGATTGTGTTGCGTAAATTGATGCTGCTTGTGAGACAGATAGAAATTGAGTATTATCTACTGATAAATCTCCGCTACTATCTACTAGAAGACCAGACGATGATTGAACTGCTACTCCGCCCAGTTGTGTTGATGATGCAATTGGTAAATCGAAGGTTACTTGAGTATTGATTGACATAATATTTCTCCTTAAGTTTAAAATGTTATCAAAGACTAAATGAATAATTCATCTAGACATAAGTATTTATCTTTGGAGAAACAAAAAGAGCGCTTCGGCGCTCTTTTTAATTTACAACTTTAGTAAGCTATTAAGCAAACTTCATGCTATTACCAAACAATCCTGCCGAAGCACCAGTTTCTGCTGCAAATGTTGCTGCTGTTCCTGCATTAGTTACGATAGTCTGACGAACGTCAACTTGACCATTCGTTGAACCACTAACGTTATAACCAACTGTAGAACCTAACGCTTGAATTGCACTTTGCAAATCTAGAACTGTAAGGCCATAATCATTAGTAGGCAACAATGTTGGATGACCATTGCCATCTGCTGTACCGTACTTTGATGCTGCCCAAGCATTAGTTTGTTCAAACATAATACTAATTTGACCACTAGTATCATTTTCAACTTGATATGCTAGAATAGTAACCAATTGTGAAACAACCTTCATAATCGCTTCAACTGCACCACCCACTTGAATCTGTGATGGAGTACCGTTGCCAGCAAATATAATTGCGCCAGTATAAAGATCAGTAACCTTAGTGCCATTCAATGCAACAGCAGCGGCTGCGCCTGCATTAGCACCACTTTGCACTACAATCTTGAATGCGCCAACTTCCTTACCGACACCAGTCGAAAGAATCTTGCCTAAACTTGATGCAAAACCGTCATATGCTGCTGTATCAATACCAACATCCATATTAGTAACGCCAGTTGCGTCACCATTTGCACGAGTAACACCAATACCACTATAAATATAACTCATTTTAATTCTCCAATAAATGTGAGCCGAAGCTCTTAATAGTATTTATACCAAACGTAAAAAAGTTGCTTTTATACGTTATTTCTGAAAATTTTATTGAATATCTCGTTACCGAATGTTGCAACATCACATGCATAATATTCTCCGCGAATATACATTTCATGTCCAGATGATAATGCTCCAGCAAAATCAGTATTCTTGAATTTATAATTTGCAACTAAATTTGGATCATCACCCATAATTCCATTCAATTTAGAAAAAATTAAATCCTCAATCACTTTTGACCAAGTGAACTCAAATCCATTGATAGGAAAAATTAAATACATTGTTCCATAACCTTTTGTAACTGAACTTTTCGATGTGCAGAAAATAGAATTTGATCGCAACGCTGTAAATCCAGAGTTGCTTAAATAGAAGTCAATGGTTAGTTGTGTTTTTGTCTCAGAGTCCAATGGATTTCTATTGTCTCTTGATTTGCCATGAAACATCGCAGGCGGTGACTGTCTAATTCCTCTATAAAGTAACGTTTCCGTATTTTTCATTGCTGCAAGTGCTTCAGAACAATTTTGTTCTACTAATGAATAGAATCTATTTACTTTGTCATCAGAGATCCCAATTATATGTGCTTTCTCACCTGGTGCTATTTCATTGATTCTCATCTTAACTATGTGCTAATTTATTTGCGCGGGAAAATTCCAATTTATCCACGAGCTTCACCACACCACCATCGTGTCCGATTATCACAAAACCTTCTGGGGAAGTAACTTTATATCCAGTATCTGTTTTCAAAAAAGTTCCAATGGTTCCAATACGTTGCAGTTTTTTAATGATTCCCATCTTCATTTCAATCAATATTTTATAGATTTCTAGAACTCTGGTGAATGTATTGATATTCTGAATGATGAACTCTTTCAAATCTTTTACTTTCTTCAAACGATTTTGTGCAGCTTTGCTTTCTGGACCGCCAGCAAGATCAGCTACTCCTGTTAGCATCTTATCTTCGAAAAATTTCAAATAGTCATTGATGAATTTAGAAGAATCATCAACTAGAACTCCTTGTCTAACTCTAGCATTAATGAATACTTGAATTGTCTTAGAAATATCAGGATGCTTAATTACCTTATTGAAATTTGCTTCCCCAATCAATGATGCTAGACGTTGAATGCTAGACAAATCTTTCTTGAATTCATTGTCCTCTTCTGGCGTCAATGATGCAATACCAGTCAAGTCTTTAAATGATGCGTCTTCAATCCAAATGTCAGATGTGGGATGCAACATTGCCATCGCTTCTGATACTGCTGGACCATGTGATGCAGCCATTGTTTGAACGCTTAGACCTTCGTATACAGTATGAACAACAATACCAAACTTAGCCTTCATAATTCTTTTGCCTAGATCAGAATTCATTTCAACAGCATATGCAATCGTATTTGGTTTGAACATAACATATTGCTTCCCATCAATTTCTTCGCTGAATAAGGAATTCTTTGTAAACATCAAATCGCCTTGCATGATGCTAGTCATACCGATATTTGACAAATACTTATATGCTGCCTTGAGTTTAGCTGCAAGTTCCGGTTGCTCACTATAATACTTCTTCAAATCTGCTGTGCTTTTAATGAGCTTCGGTTCTTTACTTAATGCAGCCTTGGTTCCAACAAAGAACTGTCCGTCCATCGGATCTACTCCAAAAATCAGACTGGGACTACCATCTACTTTTACGCTGATATTCTTCTTCGCTACACCCATACCTTGTTCTAGATTAGCACGAATCAAGTCTAAAAATTGAACTGCAATATCTACTCCTTCGAAACCATAATCAAATACTGTGTCCTCGATATGGGGGAGGTGGCTGAGTCTATGGGGTTTTTCACTTTTTGCAGCTTCCAACAATTTTTGTTGATGCATCTTCTTAATATCGTTGAATTTCATTTAAATTTACCTTGTTTAATTAGATGGTCTAATGCATCTTTATTTGCAATAACACACCTACCAGAAAACCAGCACTCGCGACCATCGTTGCTACTGCCTGACCAAGTCCCACCTTCGCCTGTCCCTGGGATACTTGCAATTTGATTTGGTGTTACGATAGAAAAATCATTTGCAACAGGATCTAACACTCGTTCCATATATTGCCCAATAGTCATATTTTTACTGTATCTGTCTATTCCATAATAATTCTCATCATTCTCAACGAGTTCTGACAAGGGTTGTTTTAAAAATTCAGGAATAAATTTATCTAATTTATTAGCACCATAATCCCAAGATTTTGCATCTGAGTGCATTAGCTGTCGTCTTTTTGCCCACTCTAGCATTTGTTTGTTAAAAAATGCAGCAAAATCACCTAATGAATCTATACCAGTGTTTTCAAATGCTTCCCACATGTCGTATGATGAACATACTCCTATTTTCGTACCATTTTCTGGGAACAAACAGAATATTGTTCCGTAATTTTTAGCATAATTTACAGATGTTGAACATATCAATGCTCTATTCCTCGGAGGAAATTGTTTCCAAGCTTGAGATATTTTTGATGTAAAGAATGTATAGATATTGGTTGTATTTTGTGATCTACGAGCAATTTGCGATGAATCAATCGCATAGAAATTACTTTCAAATTTATTCTCTGCTGACCAATTATTAAAACCTTTAAACAATGATTTGCCTGTCTTGACGTAAGCATTCAATGCATCTGAACAATGAGTCTCCGCAATAGCAATTGCCTTAGGAATATCTATAGACTTTGTATATTCGGCTGCTTTTTTTGGATCTAATATTGCTTCTGCGATTTCATAAAATCTCATTACACCACCCTCTGTGTGTTCGTCGCCTTCTTATATTGATCTTCTAAGTATTGAATCGACTTTGGATTTGTGACTAATTGTCCTTTCTCATTGGTCCAACCTTGTTGTGTTCTACTATATGTTCCACCATTGACTTTAATCTGGCTGCCAACAGGGGTTGCTGATGGATTGACCTGATGTGGCATATTTTGTTGTTGTGTTGTGCCAGCTAATGTATTGGGTGTAGCAGTGTTGGATACATGTTGATCTGGTCGACCAGTATTAAGATTTACTTCAGCTAATTTACGACCAACAAGCTGTTTAACAAACTGTTTAACGTTTCCTGCATTAACTTTAGTCGCATCTACGTTGTAACCATTTCCATCAAGATTAGTTTTAAAAAATTTAGTTGCCCAAGCTCCAATTTGCTTAGAATATTCAGTTGGGTCACGTAGATTTACTTGACCTTGTTGCAAACGTTGCAAATGGGCTTTCAATACTTGTAAAGTTTTACCTGTTACGGCTACAGTTCTATTTTGTTCAGCATTTCGAAAAGGTCTGACTGCGGCACGGCCAATTGCTCGGGCAGTATTCATTGGATTCCAAAATTCATCTAATCGCATAATTTATACTCAATATCTTATATTTATGAATTACATCTTACAAAAGAAAAAGCCCTGAAATTCAGGGCTTTTATGATTAAGCTTTGATTTTTATTATCCGTATATACCTTTTGCACATGCCCAACAAAGAAATAAGACTATGAAAATTACTCCAATTGTCGCTAATGCTGCAAATGGGATACAAGCGAAAATTGACATGAATGTATAAAAACAGAATACTGCTGCAAACAGCCAGAGTTTTCCGACGAGTCCCAATAAAAATCCTAATACTTGTAGCAACGGCATGATACCACCTCTTTTCTCAGTAATTACATTATACTAAAATACAACAATTTGGGCAACCAAATTGTTGTATTTTTACAACACAAGTTTAGCTTAATAAAATAATGCGCTGAATGCATGTATAAAATCTGCTCTATAAAATGCATAGTATTCACCAGTAATCATAATTTCATGACCAGACGCAAGTGCTTGCGTAAAATTATCACTAAATCCATGGTCATCTGCAAAAGATGAGGATTGTGTGTCAATTTTGAAATTATTCATTTCATCTCTATTAGCTTCTGAAACAAAATCAGTAAAAAAGTCATCATATTTAATATTATATGTGCATTTAAATCCATTAAAAGGAAAAATCATATAAACTTTCCCATACATTGATGCGGTTATGGCACGGCTGGCACAAAAAATTGAATTTGACCTTAATGCAGTAAATCCACTTTTTAATAATCCTGTATCTAATAAATTACTAATTTCTTCGCTAGTATCCGTTGGCCTGCGATCTATTCTAGATTTACCGTGTAATGCATAAGGATATTCTCCTTTGATTCCTCTAAAACAATAGTTCTTTGCAGCCTTCATTGCCGCAACAGCTTCGCTACAATTTGCTAAAATTAATTGTTTGTATTGTTCTATTTCATGCTCTTCGGGCGGAGCATTAGATCCGCTGGACGTATCTTGACGAAATGACTGTTTCTCGCCTGCTTCTATTTCATTTATCTTCATTCTTACCCTCTTTAACGCGCTGAATACCTCTACTGAATTTGACTGGTGCTTGATTTTTTATACTGTTCAACAATCTACTTTCTAAATCTCGTGCAGTTTCTTCGTCATACGATTCACGAATCAAATTTACAAGATTTATTGCAGACTGAATAATATTATTCGCCCTGGACTCAATAAGATTTTCACGATCCTTATTAAAGCGTGCTGAATGAAGGCTATTCAATTCTTCAAGAATCGATTTTGGTTTCTGTGACAAGGGGCGGCTCCGATTATAGTATTTATTACTTCTCTGACTTCAAACCATTAAGCATGTCTTTCAACTTATTGCTTTGTATTTTTCCAGGCGATCTACCAGCAATAGCTTCATCTGCTACCTTAAATGGATCTATTCCATTCTTTGGTCGTGGAGTAACATCAGACGAATTAGTAACAGGTTGAGAAGAACCATTGCCTCTCTTAACCTGATCTAAAATGCTACTGATAGATGGTCTGCTAGATTCACTGTCATCAACGTCGAAAAATTTCAGTGACTCAATGTTAAATCCCAAATCAATCTTTTGACCTACCGAGCCGCTGTTGCGAGTCTTTAAGAACTGCATACAATACCTGCCTCGTTCTCTCATTGAATTGCTAGTGAATAATGCGAATGCATTATCTGCTGTATAAATCTTAGAAATACCACCTGCAATATTATCATGGCCAAATTCAGTTTCATCAACACCACTGCGATTGAACTGGCACGCTGTAAGTAAAATCACATTCAATTCGTTTGCTAAATTTCTTAATTCTTCTGCAACATATTTGTCCTTAACAAACAAATCCGACGGATTCACTTTAATACTAATCGGCATCATCAAATCAAGATAATCAACAACAAGAAAATCAACAATCATACCAGTCTGAATTTGCAATTCTTTCAGATACGTTTTAATATGATTGATATTACTTTGCGCCGGTAAGAATTTAACTTGTAACTTACCAGCTTTCTTTCCGGCCATCTTTACTTTTAATTCAACATCATCAATTTCTTTGAAAATATTTTTCATTGGCATGTCAGTAATCATACCATCCATACGCATACAACAAAGTTCTTCTTTCAATTCTAAAGTGATATACACCCCATTCAAACCTGTTCGTGACCAATTTACTGCCAAGTTCTGCATAAACAAACTCTTACCACCACCAGAGTTTGCAACGACAATATTCAATTCTTTACGATTCATACCGCCATAAAGTTTTTCATCAAGAACCTTTAGCCCTGTGCTAATTTGACCGTTCGATTCTTTGAGTGACATTAGACGTTCTCTAGGATTCTCGTAATAATCTGTTCCCAAATTTCTTGTTAAGCCAATCTGCACTGCATCTTTAATCAATTTTTCAATTGGATCAAAATTACCTTTGCCTTCACTTGACAATTTTTCAAGCATATCAGCAGATTTAAGAATCGCTCTTTCTAATGATTTTTGTTTAGTGAATTTTTCAAATTCATCCAATGCCCATTCTTTCTTTGATTCGATGTTTTCAATTTGAGTTGATGATAATTCGAGTCCTGTAATCGATTTCAATTGTTCAATGTCTGGAAGGCTGCGGTATTCATCTGCATATACTTGAATAAATTCTGCTGATTCTCTTAATGTCCTATCGAAATTTTCTGCACTGTATATTGAAGATACTCTGCTATACAATTGTGGATCCTGCAGTAAGAACCTGATCATCATTTTCTGAAAATTTATACCATATTCATTCATTTATTTTTATCCTTTTCTTCATAAATTTTTTTGCCAGAAGCTCTATCTTAATTTTGTTATGCACTACTGAATTAAAAATTGTTTCTAGCACAAATAATTTACCTAGATTATCAACTGCCTCATTAATATCTTTATAATCCTCTCCCCATACAGGGAAACTCACTCCCCAACCATTCTTCATAGCATCATTAACTAATCCCATTCCAGTTTCATTAAAGTCTGGCACTACTATTATTTCTTTGTTTAAACTTTCAATGATATTTGCTTGATCATCATTAATTTCACCATGCAATACTGCAACAGCATCTATTGTCATAGCATCAAATAAACCTTCACAAACAATCACATGGTTACTTTTTCGCTTAATTTGTTCATCTAAATTATAAACATATCCCTTAGGAGTATTTTTGATGAATTGCTTTTTATCAATTGCTCTAGATGACCAGCCGACGAGATTATTGTGATAATAGAACGGAACAATAACATGTCTGCTTAGTTTCCAATCATTATGTTTGTTTGGAGACCACATCAAATCATATTTTTCTAGATTGATATGTCTGCTATACGCGTAAGTCATAACATCCAGAAAATCTTCATTTAGATTGTCACCTTCAATGATATATGAGAATTTTTCCGTCCCGACTGGCATTTCAATCGTAGGGAATGATGTTGGGACAGGCAAAGTTTGCCGTTCTACAAGCGCATACTCACCATTTGCTTTTAATTCAAGAGCATCGAATTGCAACACATCAATTTGATCTTGGGGTATTCCAAACCATTTCAGAAGATTTTTAAATCGTAATGACAGTGGTCTGCCAGGGACCCAATTTGTGGTGTAGGAACAATTAAAACAGTGCCAGGCGCATGTTCCATCGCCCTCAAATAAAAATCCGCCGCGCCCTCTCTTATCCAGAGTTTCATTATTATGAATGCAACATGGTGCATTGCAAGTCTTCCAACCATTCGAAGTTGGTTTCAAGCTAACGTGAGATTGAATGAAAGATTGTAAAAAGAAAGCGTTCATCGATACATTATACTACGAATGCATTGATGAATGCAAAGATTCAGGGCTTATATCCAAACAGAAACAATATTGTATCCTAATTCCTTAAGGCGTATTTCTCGCATTAATGTTTCTATATATCGGTCACCTGCGGATTTTTTACCGATCATAAAGTCCGGGTCACATTTACTATATTCCGGGTGTCCATGCCAAAACTTACCATAATATTCGTATATTGTGTTTGTTGTGGAATCAAATCCATCCACACGCACCTTATTTCCAGTAGGTAATATTATTATGTGTTGTTCATTGATATTTGAATTATTAAATGAAGCTATCCATTTTTGTTCAGATTTGCTTGTATTTCCTTTAGAACATTTTTTGCAACCTTTTCCAGACAAATGGTCACCTGGTATTTGTAAAAAATCATCGTGCAGCTTACAAATAATTTTTACTTTTGTTGTCGAATTTTTATATTCGACTGCCGAATAATCATATTTGTTACCGTGCATTTCTTTAGCTTCTGATATGAAGCTGTCTTGAGTCTTCTTTAATTGTTCAGCGCAAGATTCTTTTGCACACATCGGGCACCTATTACCGCGAATATGGGCGAATGGTTTTTGTTGAAAAGTTGTATTGTGTTTCAAGCATTTAATCTGCACTTTATTATGGGCAGTTATATATTCAACCAATGAATAATCATATTTGTCACCATGCGTTTCTTTTGCTTTTTGTATAAAGGATTCAGTTGTTAATTTTTTTGTCCTGGAACATTCTCTGCATCCTTGTCCAGCTAAATGGCTATATGCTCTCTGCTCAAATAACCCGTGAATTGGGCAAGTTATTTTTATTTTGGCATGAGCGGTTGTATATATGGCCAATTCATAGCCATATTTATTATCGTGTATTTGTTTTGCGTTTTCTCTGAAATTAATCGTTTTCAGATTTAGTGGTTGATAAATATTCATTGCTGATAGTTCCTTATTAACTGTTAGAGTAGTTGGGCACGCCAATGCCGCGAACTACATTCTTATTTATCAACTTCTATACAATATTTGCGTGACCAAACCATTGTAAACTATATAATTTCCTGCACTGATCGTATATGTGACTGCTGATGGCACTGAGAAAAGCTGGTAGCCACTGTTATTGGTAATAGCAAATCTAACGAAATTGTATTGACCAGTAAATGAAACGATATCTGGTGTAACTTGATTAGTGTAATTAGTAGTCACAATATTAAACCAACTCACATTGGATGGTGTTGCAACTGACACGTCCAATGAACCTTGAACTGTAACTGAACCAGTGAAATTCTGAAAATAATATTGAGCAGAATGCAATCCACTTACGTTATTATTACTTGGCATATCAGCAGACATTGCATCACTGATAGCATTGATTGGATTTAATGCTGCAATATTGAAAATAGAAAACGGATCATCAGTTGAACCATTTGTAGAACCTACCGTATTTGCGGAAAACACAGCCATTGCACTTGGTCTGAACGATGGATATGAACCATCTTCTAACTCTAGTTGTCCTCTTACTTGATAATCTTCAGTTGCATACGCAACTACATTATTTCCATTGTTATCAACTGCGGATACTGAGAAATTATAAAAATTCTTTTCTAGCGCTTCTAATACATTCGCTGGGATAACAGCGGTAATAATACCATTGATTGGATCAACTATTGTGCATTGAATTACAACAGAAACTTGGGCATTATCAGCTTGGCTTGGATTAGGAAATCCTTGAAAGTCACTAACAATATAAAATGTAAATGAATAACCAGTAATATTGACAGGCTTTTGGTCATTGTTTTTGATTAAAAGCTTTATCGTATTGTCAATTCCTTTGTAGAGTCTTATAGGTCGTGAGTAATTCATTCTGTTTATCCTGTTGATAGTAGGATCCTCAACAATCTGAATGATTGCTTGTCCTTGATTTTTAAAAAAGTATCTGATAGCGGTTTGCATACATATATTTATCAGACCAGAATTTTATGCTGGCTAAATATAACTGCGACATTCTACATAGAAAAATTATACGTGAGCGAAATTTTAGACAAATATCCATTCTTGACATTGCTAACATACGGTGGCAAAGAGTATCTAGGCATAATTCAAAACCTCGATGATACCATAACATCTATATACGATATAGAAGCAATAAAGTCTGAAGAGGATCGTATTAGGTTTTTAACATTAGGGGACCAATGGTGGTGGGAATCTAATAGGTCTATTCCTATTAATTTATTTCTAAAATCAGAATGGACCAACTTTAAGTATTGTTTGAAGACGTTTAATTCTAAAGACGTTACGATTATCAAGGGACCGCAAGTGAGTTTGAAAGAGCTTGCCGCAAAAAAGACCAAGAAACGTAGTATCTTCTTGGTCAAAAAAATCTAATACCCAAATTCTCTAGCAATTGCATTGATTTGAACTATAAGAGATACCGCGAAACTCACAGCATGGCTATGTTTGAAGCCATATTCTCCATCTGTTTTATCCCATACAGTTTTTCTAATTTCATCCCAACTTAAATCCTGAAGATGTTTCTTAGCTGGTCGTATAATTGCTATAAGCATCGCCAATTCTTCGATTGAGTGTGGTTTCTTTCTCACGACCAAATCCCAATAATTTCCTATGTGAGCAATCTTTGAACAAAAGGTTTTATCTAACAATAAATTCCAATTTGGTTCTTTGTTCATCAAATAATCTAAATCATCCTCATCCTTCACATAAGAATAAACAGAGTTATTCAACACATCGATTTTGAAGTATCCTAGATTCTCTGCCTCTTCATAAGTGTATGCTGCAAGTTTATCTTTTGTGACTGGATCGAACGGAATCTTTTGAACATAGATACCAACATTGTGTTTGACTATTTCACCTCTAGTAATCTGCGATGCTGAAATGTGTTCAATATGCTTCAGCAAATCATCACGATTCGCTACATCCAGGTCAATATCGAAGTTTATGTTATTCATCAAAAACCTGCTGCATTCATAATATCTTTTGCATACTGAACATCTGCTCGGCATTTTGCAAACTTAGATTTCCAATGATCTGGATCAATAAAAGAAAAAATAAATTGAACTTGATCTTCAGTAAGATTGTTTAAAAATTCTACACCAGTTGGGCTATTGTATATTACCCAGGCAGATGTTTTGCCGGTCGCAATGTCTTGACAAAGTTTGTTTGTGTTTCCGAATCTAAAATAATCGTTAATTTGCGCGTTGTTATCTTCCGCCCATTTTTCAGCATTGATTATGAATCTCTCCAGCGCTACACTCGCATGTTCTTTCTTAGTATGATCTATTAACCATTTGTCATAATTAGAATCTTTGCACCATTGGTCAATCTTAATATTGCTCGAAAGAATCCATTCAGTAAAGCTAGTCGGATTGAAGCAATGAATACTTTCCATAAAGTTACCAAATTTAACAAATGCAGAATAGTATGGTGAATCAACGAAGTCTGCATATGTGCGCTTCTTACTATCATTTATATTAATTTCGAAGAATCTTAGCCAAGCATTGAAGCCCAATCTTACGCCGTAGTGGGTTTGTTGTTTCCAGCGCTGCCCCTTGACACAAACATGCAATTGGAGGGTGGTTGCTTTTTTGAATTCTTTATTGCAATACTGACACTTCATTTCATTTGAAGAAGGCGTTGATATCTTTTTCCTGCCATCCGAGTTCGCGGGCATGTTCTTTACATTCTTGCTCACTGTTAATTGTTGCGAGGAGGTCAATTTCATCATCCTTGAGATTTGGGTTAATGTGTTGAAAGAATTTAACTACTTTGTTATTAGAAGACTTCTCTTTCTTTTTTGCAGCGATCCATTGATGAAACTGCACCCCTATTCCAGGGCTTGCTGTTGTGCATACTAACCATTGTAGCTTAGGATGTTTATTTAGGTCCCAAAAATGCACATTCACTCGTTTATTTGCTGCTATAAGATAATACGCTTCTAAATCAGTTTCTCCTTTAACAGAGGACACATATCGAAGCATTACGTATCCACTAAATTTCTTTTTATCTTCGTCACTTAGATTGTCATAGAATTTTAAATTCTTACGGTCTAGCGCAATGAGTTCATCTTTAAGAGCCATATTGTTCGTTGAGTTTTAGTAAGCCTATTAATCTTTCTTGCTCGCTATCAAATACATACACTTCAATAGCACACATGATTTCTAAACTGTGTTTTGATGCCATCATATTCAATTTCTCAGGCACATCTGTAGCATCATATTCTAACACATATTTGCAATCATCCCATATGATCCAGACTGGTTTTCTTCCCCATTCATCAATTATTGGACCGCCGATGTGTGCTATAAATCCGCAAACAAGAGACTGGACTGATTTATGTTGGTAAGGTTTCCGCCAAATAATATACTTGCCGCTTGCTGCGTTATCTTCTCTGAGCTTATCCATCAAGTTTTAATATTGTTGCCA